ATAGGTGAAAGTGTACACGGAGACTTAGTAACATTACCATTAACTAGTATTAATGATAGAGGATTTAATGCGTTTGAGTTTAATCCACTTACTTCATTCAGTCCATCATTCTTACCTATTGAGATAATAGACATATACCATGATGTAACTTGGTATGCACCTAGATTAAAGAATGGTCAATTCTTATGTGTACCACTTGAGGATGAAGTAAAACCTAAGTGTGTATATTTCGTAAAAGAGATTAGTCGTAATTGTGAGATAGTAGATTATAATCAGGCATTTTAATGGCAACAAAAAAACCAGCAGTTCCTATAGATGAAAAACTAGAGGATCAAGACTTAAACATATTTGATGTTCTAGCCGCGTTGGATAGAAAAGATTATGATTATTACGATAAGTTAAGTGAATCACAACGAAAGAAGTTTTCACCATTCATAATTATTCAGTGGATGAGTGCAATCAAAGCCAATGCAGGTTTGCAATCATATTATCTAATGAATACTGATTATAGTGCAAATAAGTATTTGTTTAATGAATATATTAGCAAACATCCTAAATTACAATGGCAAATGTTATGCGCGGCTAGTCCTGGTATGGGGAAGCAATTTCATCAATGGATTCCTAGTATTGGGTCAAAAGTTGCAAAGTTAGAAACACCTGCAAAATTAAAAGACATTAAAGAATACTATAAAAAGATTTATCCAAAAGCAAGTGTAGATGATGTTGATTCAGTATCAGAAGCATTTGTTGAGGACCATAAAAAGAAATGTTATTTGGCTGAAGTATTTCCTTCAATGAAATTAGCAGACATTGAAATGTTAAGTCAAGTTATTACTGAAAAAGATATTAAGCAATATGAGCAAGACCGAGGCAATTGATACACCTGTTAAGTATGGATGTGAATTTTGTAAACGTGAATTTGCACGTGAATCCACAGTGCTCAAACATATATGTGAATACAAGAATCGTTGGTTAGCAAAAGATAGGCAAAGTAGTCGTATTGCATTTCAATCATTTGTTCATTTTTACAAAAAGAATTCAGCAAGTAAAAAATTAAAGACCTATGAAGAATTTATTCGTAGTGCCTATTATGCCGCCTTCGCTAGATTTGGAAGTTATTGTGTTGATATTAATGCGTTGAATATTAACCGCTATGTTGATTGGTTGCTTGAGAATCAAGTAAAGATTGATTCATGGTGTTTAGACAGTACATATAACAAATATCTTATTGAGTATATACGAATAGAGAATGCATTTGATGCTATTGCTAGAAGTGTTGAATATATTGCTATACAGGTTGAAAAAGAAAACATTCAGATTAAAGACTATTTCAGATATGGAAATCCAAACAAGATTTATCTTGCTATAACTAATGGAAAGATTAGTCCATGGATGTTATATTGTAGTGATAGTGGTACCCAATTTTTAGACACTATGAATCCAGAAGGTGTTAAAATGATTATAGATTATATTAATCCAGAACAATGGGCATTAAAATTTCAGCGTGAACCAAATATCAAGCATCAAATCAAAGACACCCTCAAATCAGCAGGCTACTAAAGTACGTATACCCTGGCGTGAAGGAGATTCTATCACTAGTTGGAATGAAACCTGTGCTTGGGCTATAGAACAATTTGGCTTACCTGGCTCAAGATATGAAACACATCCTACAGCAGATTATATGGATTTTTTATTTGTAGATGAACGTGATGCAATTCATTTCAGTTTAAGATGGTTATGAATTTAGAAGATGAACTAATATCCACTATTTCAAAAGAAATGCAACAAAATATAGATGAAGGAATCATGTCAACCATTTTAATTGAAGATGGTTGGACACCGGTACAATTTTACTTCAAAAACAATAACCAAGCGGTTGATATTATTCTATGGTTGAATAGGAATTGCAAAAATAATTGGCAGCGGCTAGGTAGTGATTATTTGTTCAAGTATAGACAAGATGCTGAATGGTTTATATTGAGGTGGTTATGACCAGTGAAATAGTAAAACGCCGCGCATTGAAAAGATTAACAAATGAAGTTTTTATTCATAAATCTAAACATCGTGAAGCTAAAAAATGGTGTACAGAACATTTAGGTGAACGCTGGGATATACTTGATAACCGTGATGGTATATGGTCAATGTTTTGGGCTGGTCCGGCAAATAAAGATAACGATTGGCAAAGTCATTATAGATTTTGTTTTGCAGAAGAAAAAGATGCATTGTGGTTTAGTTTGGGGTGGTCGTGATAGACTGTAAATTTGATCCCAAATATCGCAATGAAGTTTTAGATTGGCTTATAAAGTATGTGCAACCAAATTATCACGACAGTGGTGCAAAATATAATAGTAGTACTATTTCTAGATTTATAGAATGGCGTAGTAAAGATTTAGAAACATGGGTTATGAGAGTTTACGGTGTACCGGTGCAGGGAAGTGTGAAATTAAAAGATTCTAAGTCAGCCACATTGTTTTTATTAAGGTGGCAATAATTGAAAAGAAAAATAAATAAAACAACTTGGCCATTTCAAGTTTATGTTCCATGTGAATTTTCGGATGACATATTATCAAACGTTGATGAAGAAAAAGCCAAAGATATAGAGAAATGGATTTTTTCAAACATGCAAGAAGATATTCGTAATCGTATTTTTATTATTGGAAACTTCCGTGGAGTAACATATTACTTTAAAAACGAAAAGGATTATAATTGGTTCTTGTGGAGATGGATCTAATAATATGATAAAGAAAAGACAAATGACTAATAGATTATATGGAGCAAACGGCGGGTGGTCATCAATTCGTCAAGTAAAGTATGATGGCATAGAACATTTATATGATATAGAGTACCATCAAGTATCACCTATAGTTTCTGGCGGTGAGTGGCAAGAAATGATGAAATGGATAACTGATACATTCGGTACATGTTCATACGAAAAAGGCCCGGGTGTATGGACACCCAATCAACGCTGGTATGCTAATAATAGTAAGTTTTTATTTAAGGATCAACAAGATTGTGAATGGTTCATGTTGAGGTGGGAATGAGTAGTTTTATTTTTAGAACAGAAAAATATTATGGTAGTGAAAAAAACATTCACACTATATCTTGGAAGGGTCACGGAGAAATTGACAGTAATGAAATAAAACAATGGTGTAATGATACATACGGTAAGTCAGGATATATTGAAGAAACTAATAACAATCGTTGGATAGATAATATTGAACATAGTGAAGTTATGCTATGCAATGATGAAGACTTGACCATGTTTCTATTACGCTGGCAATGAGATATCAAAATTATAATTGGTCTAAGGGTTGGGAAGGAACAAATCACGGATGGCATGAAGTTGTAATTAATAACGCTAATTTTGATGGATATCATTCTGCAACTAAATTTGAAGAAAAATATCAGGAAATGCTTCAGTGGTTATATGATAATATTGATAAATGTGAGAGACATGCACGTTGGATTTTACAAGAAGATTCTATACATGTAAAATTTAGATTTGAAAAAGATTATAGTTGGTTTATGTTGAGATGGGGATAAATGATTACCATAAAACTTAAAAATAGATTAGCACCACTAGAAGAACAATGGCTAATTAAGAATGTAGGTCCTAGATTACACTATATTCATAACAGTATAGGTGGACAGGGATGGGTAGCCAAGACTGTTTGGGAACCAGGTATGGTAAATCAATATTGGACATTAACTTTTGAAGATGATAAACTTTCTACTTGGTTCACTATATTATTTCCGCAATGAAAGAAATTAAAGCTGACGATTGGATGCCTTGGCAGGCTATGGAAGTAGTTACAGAACTAAGACAAAAAGGATATGTTATGGGTATAGACTTTGATTGGGAATATCATAAACCCGAATATGATGTAGGTAATTATGGAATGCTGTATAATAGATATACGTTGTTTAGATTTTATAAAGAAGAATTAGCAACATGGTTTAGTTTGACTTACTTATAAATGAGCGTAATTTCCAAAGACTTTCAAGATTATGACGATGATGATCCGGAAATTGAATTCCGTAAAAATCGTATGGATTATTGGCAAGCACTAAAACTTGCACGTAAAGAATATATGCAATCATTAAATGACCTGAATGGACAATTTGATGCATGGGATTTTGAAGAATGGTTAGAAAAGACTTATGGACTTAAACTATCCTTATTAAATGGCAATATCACAGACAAGTATGAAATCATAGATGAAAAGTTATATATAATGTTTATATTGAAATTTACATGAGTTCACCATTTGTAAAACATTTTATAGAAGATAACTATTGGTGTGTCAGTTGGCCACATTGGCCTCAACAAGTATTTTCAATTAAAAATAACAGATTAATGGATATTGTTTTTGATACAATAAAATGTGATGAAGCAGGAATCTTATTAAAATTATATGCTGATAATTCAGATATATTATGGATAGACTCATACGTATATGAACGAGATACAGAAAAAACTTATAGTTTTTATTTGGAAGAACAATACGAGATTATTGGTGTAGTGTTCACTGCCGAAAAATATGCATCTGACTTTTTTGATTGGCTTGAGAAACAATTTATGTGGATGATATTAAACGAATAATATGTATGGCAATATCTAATAATAAAGGTACTTTTAAACCAATTCTAGTTAATGAAAATGAAATTGACTATCGGGTAGTTGACCACACATATATGAGCCGTGGCAACAAAACTCAGTATGTATATGATTGTAAAGGTAAAAAAGAAGATCCAAGTGTCATTATAAAATGGTGCAGAAGTAATTTCGGGGAGAGAGGTATCGGTTGGGACTTTCTTTTAACCTCAGGAAATGTTACAATAGTCGTATGGGACGACAAATTTAGAACTATGTACGAGTTGTGGAAAGTATAATATGGCAGATATAATGATTGATATTGAGAGTTTAGATACAGGACCTGATTGTGTGATACTTACAATCGGGGCAGTATTATTCGACCCTAAAGGTCAAGGCATTATTGAAAAATTAGAATTGCGTCCTACCATTGAAGACCAATCTGAGTTATACAAGCGTACTATTAATGATGACACATTACGTTGGTGGGGTGAGCAATCAGAAGCCGCACAAGAAGAAGCATTGGGTGACAGAGATAGAGTATCATTTAAAGAATGCATGGATATGTTATATAAGTGGTGTTGGAAGTACAATAAC